TTCGGCTTCATTGAGCCATCCGTCAGAATCATGCAAAAGTGCACCTTGTGCAAGGTGTCTTTGTTCGTCGGCTTGTGCCATTAGGTCAGCCCTCTTTTCTTCCTTTGCGTCTTCCGGGTATTTCTCCACCCATACTTTCATGGCTGCGTCTGCTTGTCCCTTAATCTTGTAATAATCCATTACGTTGCAATCATCGGAGGCGTTGTATCGGGCATTAGCTTTGCGGTATAAAGTATGTATTCTGTCGCGTTCTACCTGGGCAGGAGTCCTGGCCGCGAGCACCTGATCTCTATAATCTGTTTGAGAAATTACCACTAATCCGCTTGGATTTGTGCCGATGCGGGCATATACATCCTCTGGTATCTCATCCCATTTGTGTGCCTTGGCAAGCCGGGAGATTTCATCACGCCCCAGTGCCTTCCCTCCTTCGCTTTGGCTATCCAAAAGAGGGTTGCCATCAGTCCAGATACTCCCATCAGATTTAATTACCACATTAGCGAGGGTCATTTTTATTTCTCCGTCCCTGATTACAAAATAATTTGCCATTGCCCTTTCCTCCTATAATGTTGATGCGATTACCCGTAACGGGGTGATCGTTGATGCCGCGTATTTGCCGTACTGGTATGCTATTTGTTTCCCTGTCGCCTCTACCTCTACCACGACTAACCTCCGGTGATTGCGGTCATATCCAAATACCTCGTTGCGATGTGCTGCATCGAGACACTGTGTTAAATCACGATAATAATACAATCCCGATGTATGCCCCTGCTTCACTTTCTCGACGCGTGGTGTGCCGATCGTCCAAGATGAATTATCCCACACACTCTGTAGCGTACCATCGTCTCCTGTTTTTAAGAGTTTGTAACCCGTGGTTATTTCTGATTCTTTTGCTTTTTCAGCCTCAATCCTTTCCTTTCTAATATTTTTGATTACATCCATGTTGCCCTGTGCCGCGTGGACGATAGATCCCCAAGGCAAATCCTCTTTTGCGAGTTTGGCCACCTGGATGGATGTCTGTGTTACTGATCCATCATCAGTGATAAGGTAATATGTTTTAGATACTGTTTTTACCCCATACCGTGTGCCCTCAGTCCTGCGTTGGCATACAACGGCAGCCCGCCCCGACATGCTAAAATCATATAACTCGATATGACATGCATCACCTTCAGCGCGGCCTTTACGGTCAAACTCGATGGTATCCCAGGATTCAATGGCTGACTCTCGTATTAGATTTATTGCTGCCTTATACGCGGTATATGTCTGATAATCTGTTTTTGCCTTGAGGTTATAGTGTTCAATGATTTGCCCGTATTGATTGCGTATGATTTCCCGTTCGCCTAAACGATTATTAATCTCGTAAGCCTCACAGTACCATCCCCACTGCTCGGATTTGTCGGGATAACCAAGGACGCGGGCACGTCCGGTCGCTCTGCGCTCCATGCGGGGGTTGTCCCACAGTCTCTGTCGGGCGTCGGCATCGCGGTGAATCCGCTGCTCAATTGTTATTATGCCGCGATGGGGATGTCGCGGCAGATGTTTGAGTAGATACCGCCAGGCTGCGGCCTTAGTGGTAGCCTTGCTGCCTCTTTCCTGCGCAATGTTTAAAATTGTTTGTGGTGGGTTGTATTTCATTTCTCTTGCCTCCTACCTCACGCGACTTGCTCCGTCTGTAGCTTCGTGCCCGTCCGTGGGTCGTATATGTTATAATTATAGCAAAATTTATAAGGATGTCAAAACGATTTTATTGAGTTTCCGGTCACATCAAAAAAATAGTTTCAGCCACCAGAGAGGATTTCCGGACGATTGGCAAATTATTTTTGATAGGATATTTGGAGTGTAACTTATTGATATTATTATAATGAGATATACTATTGTATGATTGCCATATATTGGTGGGTAATTATTACCGTAACGATTCTAATTGACACGGTGGTAATAATGTGATTTTATGGATACATGCCAGCCGGTAGACCGACGAAGTACAAGAAGCAGTATTGCGAAGAAATCATTCGGTTTTTCGATGTACCTCAGACAAAAATCCAAAAAGTAACACAAATAACAGCCTCCGGCGTAACAGAGTTTAACAAAGAAGTTCCAGAGAATCTACCAACCATCATAGGATTTGCTCGTAAAATTGGCGTCTTATCGGAAACCTTGAAAGAATGGGCCGACAAGTACGAAGAATTTTCCGTATCGTATAGGAAAGCCCTTGAATTAGAAAAGGAATTTCTCATTCAGAATGGCTTGAAAGGATTCTATCAACCCAATATTTTTCAGTTTATAGCATCAAATCTCACCGACATGAAAAACAAGGAAACAAAAGAACACACTGGGGCAGATGGAGGACCTATCCAAACAAAGGTCACAGTGGAGTTTGTAGATGCAGAATAATATTCGTGTTTCTATCCCTAAAAAACTCCAATTCCTTTTCACCCCTTCTCGATATAAAGTTGCCCGTGGAGGCAGGGGATCAGGCAAATCATGGTCTTTTGCGCGCGCCTTGCTTATCCTTGGTATCTCAAAGAGATTGCGTATCCTCTGCACAAGAGAGATACAAAACTCAATCAAGCAATCAGTCCACAAGTTATTAGCAGATCAGATACAACAACTCGGATTAACAAGCTATTACACGGTCCTTGACAATGAGATACGAGGCACCAACGGAACAGAGTTTGCCTTTGTAGGTTTATCCTCACTAACCGTTGACGCCATCAAGAGCTTTGAAGGGTATGATATTTGCTGGGTAGAGGAAGGCCAGGTAATCTCAAAGCGATCATGGGACATCCTCATTCCGACAATTCGTAAAGATTGCAGTGAGATATGGATAAGCTACAACCCAGACCTTGAGACGGATGAGACACACCAGCGCTTTACTGTCAAGCCGCCAAACAACTGTATTAACGTTGAGGTTAACTGGAGAGATAACCCGTATTTTAACGATGTGTTAGAGACTGAGCGCCTGCACTGTAAGGCCACCAACCCCGATGATTATGAGAACATTTGGGAGGGGAAATGCAGACCGGCAGTAGAGGGCGCAATCTACCACAAGCAGATTATGGAGGCAGAGGAAAACGGGCATATCTGCAACGTGCCGTATGACCCTATCTTATCTGTCCATGTGATTGTTGATCTGGGTTGGGATGATAGTCTTGGATGCGCTTTAGTGCAACGGCAATCATCAGAGGTACGATTGATTGAGTATCTTGAGGTATCCCATACCACATTACCAGAGTTATCAAGCGAGCTAAAAACACGCCCCTATAACTGGGGCCGTGTCTGGCTCCCGCATGATGGATTTGCAAAAACATTAAACGCAGGAGGCAGGAGCACTTATGACATTATGACGGCCTTGGGTTGGGTATGTGCGCCGAGAGAGGAAATAGTTGAAATGTCAGTCGAGGAAGGGATCAGGCACACCCGCATGATGTTTGGCAGGATGTACTTTGATGCTACCCGATGCCACGCCATGCAAGCACCGCCGAATGTGGGAAATGTCAGGCACACCCTCTTGTCATGGAGATTGATTGAGTGCGTCAAACGATACCGGAGGCATGTAAACCGGGCCACCGAGACAACACAGGCACCCTTAAAGGATATGTATGCACATGGGGCAGACACCTTGCGCTATGTTGCCATAAACGCAGACAAAATGGAATCAAGGGGTAAGATTGGTAAGGCTTTGCCGAATGTTCCAAGAGTAGCCAATACATACGCTTATAACCCACAGATGCGAGGTGTTATCCGATGAGTAAATGGATACAGGTGTTCAGAGGCAAGGAACGGCGCAAGGACCAGGAGCGCTGGGCTTGCTGTGGTTGTGGCTCGACCTTCGAAGGCAATCACAACCAGACACCACACAACGGAGTTTGTAAGTGTGCTGAGTGCAAGGGGCACCTTGGGAACACGGAATTATATCGCAGGAATTACGATCGCATAAATTGGAGCGGGATAAATGGCAAGGCGTAAACAGCAAGACCCTGAGTTAATCACCGACCCGAAGGAACTTGAGGAACGCAAAGAAGCGGCTACGGCGTATGGGGATGAAAACCCCGATATGTATGTGGAATATTGCCACGAATGCATAAAAGAGAGTGAGAAGGCCACCCATGACATACGCTATCTCTGGGATGAGTGCTACAAGGCATACCGGGCCAAGATAGATTACAGCAATAAGCAGGATTGGCAGGCCAAAGTCATAACAGGTGACATGATGGCCGTTGTCAAGCAGGCTACCGCTATTGTCAGGAAGGCATTTCGTCAGCCCGATTGGTTCAACGTAGACCCCCAGGGCGATGATGACGCAATAACCGCACAATTCAACCGAGAGCTCTTAACCTTTTGGCTCAACCAGCAACACGGGAAATTCGGGACCAAGTTTAGTGATGCTTGCGAGTTAGGCTTCGCTATCGGGCAATCTCATGAGATCATCCCTCGTTGGGAAGATGGAGTTGGATTGACCTTCGACCTTGTACCTCCCTGGCAGATACACCGCGATCCTGATGCAAGCCCCCGCGATCCGTGGAGTGGAAACTATTGGATTCACACGGAATGGCTGGACTTGTGGAGAGTAAAGGCATTGGGAGAGAATGGGCGCTATGTCAGGCTTGAAGATGTGACAGCCTCAGAGAACCAATGGCCTGCAGGAGAGAGCCAGGAAAAGAGGGCAAGACGGAAAGGGCAGTACCATCAACGGAATACCTACCGACAGTCCGTGAAGGTTATCGAACAGTGGGGCGTGGTACTTGACAAGCAGGGCAATATGCTACTACCCAACGCACGTTTCATGGTTGCCGGTGATGTGCTTATTCTCAACCCGGAACCTTCGCCGTATCCTACGCTACGCTGGCCAGGTGTATCGTTTTCCCCCATGCCAGATATGTTTGCTTTCGAAGGCCACGGATTAGTTGAGTCAAGCCTGTTTCTGTGGCTCATGTCATGCAATCTCATGAGCCTACACATTGATGATCTTAACTGGCGCGTCAACCGGATACGGGAGATCAACCGTTTTCTCATGGAAGACCCAACCGACGTAATTATTGAACCTGGAAAACCGATATTCAGGGCTGAAAATGCACCATTGACCGGAGAGATTATTCGTGATGCCTACGTTCAGGGCAGGAACACGGACGAGGTGCTTGCAATCCTCCAATACTACGACAGCAAACGGGAAAACGGCTCATTCATCAACCAGTTTGTTGCAGGACTTCCCGGACATCGAAGTAACATAACGAAGGGCGAGGTTGAGATCAAGACAGAACAGTCCATGGGTATCTTCGACAGCATAGGCGAGGATATAGAGGAAGCAGCTATTCACGTTATCAAGGCAGTTCTTGAAACCATCATACCGAATTGGAGCGAATACAGCTACCCGCCAATATCGAGGGTGTTTCCGAACAACCCGGCGTTTGCCGCGTTTGCGCAAATGGGACCGGAGGAACGCATGGAGATGTTGGAGTCAAACTGTGACATCAAAGTAAGTGGTGTAACGGCGCAGATAAAAAACAGTGACCTCATACCACGCCTGCAATTTATGATGCAGAAGGCGGAAAGCCAGTTATTCGGTAAGTATTTCAAACCGTATGAACTTCTGAAGGAGTCAA